ATAAAGATATAAATATAGAGTTAGAAGTTAGAGTAGAGAAAGAAAAGGGAAACGAAGCTCTAACTGCTGCTGAAATCTCTAAATATTATCAATCAAGGATTGGTCCGATTGATGGCATACAGTACCAAAAGTTAATTGAGTACCACTCATTCGACAACATGGAGCTTGAACTTATCAAGAGGGCGATTGACAAAGCGGCTGATAATGCAGTCAGAAACTTTGGCTATGTAAATCGCATTTTGAAAAATTGGGCTCAAAACGGCATCCGAACGATTGCCCAACAAGACGAAGACCAAAGACGGTATCTGGAAAAGAAAGGCATCTATAAGCCAGATTATAATATCCCAGAATGGTCTAAGGAACATCCAGACTACAAGGCGCCTGAAGAGTCAACGATACTATCAAGAGAGGAGTTCTTAGCACAAGATGACTAAAATCAACTACGATCAAGTCGCAGGGAATGAATCTCTGTATAAGCAGTACAGGAACACTTTTTCTAAATGGTTCAACATGCAGCTATCCAGAAAGCAATATGTGGAATTTGTGGACGTGTGCCGAGAGCATGCGAACATGCACCTAAATCCATTTAGCATGTGCGCCTACATTCTCAAAAGGCCAGTAGGAGAAATTGTGACTAGATTTTTCCAAAAAGGAGATAAAACATGACAATACCAGAACTTGAAACAGCTCTACTGTACCATGTCACACCAAACGAACGAAACAAGCTTCGTTGGTACAAGCGACATGACGCAGTGAAATTTGTCAAAGAACTTTGGAGACTTTGGATGAAGTATAGCGAGGTTGGCAATGATAGAACCGTTTGACTATGACAAGTGGCTGACGACAGAGCCGGAAGAAATTGAGCTATTAGAAGAATGTTTCATCTTCTCAGGCGGCCAATGGCTCTATGTAGGGGACGACATATAACAGGAATGTGTCTCAGAAGCCACAGAATGGCGCACAATCAACTTTAAACTATCGTGAGTATAATTGTGCCACTTAAACAATAAAATAGCTTAGAAGCGAAAATATAAGTAATAACTACAAATGTAGAATAATTGAGGGAACTATGGAATTAGAATTTATTTGGAGATTAGCTCATCAACTCGATAAGGATACTTTTTTTGAAGTGTATGGCTTACTAGACAATACGATTGAAGTCGGGACGCAGGAAAATCTTTTAGATTTGCTTGAAAAGAAACGGACATCAGGACTCTTGTCCATGGATGAATTTTCACGGAAATTCGGAATTGCCAAACAAGCGTACAATAAATGGCGAGGAAAAGGCAATATTCCCGAAAGACATGTTAGAAAAGCAGCAGAAATTTTAGGAATAGATAACAGAACTGCCACAGAACTAAATTACAGAAAAGAGTACAAAGGTAGCAACACAAACTCTATCAAGCTCCTTGAAAAACGACGAATTGAATTAGGTCTCGGGAAAAAAGGTTTTTCAGAATTACTTGGTTGTGACCTAGTCACTTATCGAAATTGGCGAAAAGCAGGACGGTTGCCTGATAGCCGATTAAAAGGAATCAGCGAAGTTACGAAAATAGATTTTGACCTGCTAGTTGAGTCGAATTTTATCAATAATTAAAATTAGGAGGTCACAAACTGGAATTTGAAGAAGACAAAATAAGGAGTAACGATATGAGTACATTGTATGAACTGACAGGGCAGTTTTTAGAAATCTATAACATGGATTTAGACGACGAAACAAAGTTCGATACTCTTGATAGTATCGACTGGAACGAAGATTACGAAAACAAAGTTGAAAATTATATCAAGGTCATAAAAAATTTAGAAGCGGACGTTGCGGCACGAAAAAACGAACAAGACCGTTTGAAGAAATTGAATGACTCTGACAAGAACAAGATTGAGCGAATGAAATCTGACTTGGCTGCAAGTATGGAGCTGACCGGAAATGACAAAGTAGATACAGCGTTGTTTAAAGTGTCATTTAGGCGCTCTAAGAGCGTTGAAGTCGATATGGTGTTATTGCCTGACCAATACAAAAAAATCGAATACAAGGCAGATAAAGCGGGTTTGAAGCGACTTCTAGCGAATGGGGAAGAAATAGCTGGAGCTGAATTGGTCGAAAAGAAGATTTTGAATATCAGGTAGGGAAAAATGAAAAAATCAGAAACGTTAATCGAGTTTAGCAAGGCTTTTGCTAAAACTCAACAAGAAATGAAACAACCTTTAAAAGACGCAAACAATCCGTTTTTTAAAAGCAAGTATGTGCCACTTGAAAACGTAGTAGAAGCTATTACAGAGTCAGCAAGCAAAAATGGATTGTCATTTACGCAATTTCCGTCAAGCGATGAAGCAGGAAATGTGACAGTAGGAACGCTTGTAATGCATAATTCCGGCGAATGGATAGAGTACGACCCTATCAAGATGAAGCCGGTAAAAAACGACCCTCAATCAATCGGATCAGCCATCACATACGCTAAGCGATATGCTTTGTCAGCAATTTTTGGCATCACAAGCGACCAAGACGACGACGGTAACGAGGCTACACAATCGAAGAAGCAACTGAGTAGACAAAAAGCACAAGCGGATGACTTGAAAATTACAAAAGAAAAAGCAGAAGCGTATAGACGAGAGGTTGTTCAGATTGCAGAAACAAAAGGGTCTAAAGACGGTGCTGTTGCTGCTTGGTTCTTGCAACATTTAGAAGTTGCAGACTACAAACAAATCAAGCAGTCGCAAATCCAACAAGCGGATGCTTTAATTCAAAAATTGAAAGGACAATAATTAATGCTTAACAATGTAGTTTTGGTAGGTCGTATGACAAGAGATGCGGAGCTGAGATACACTCCGCAAAATCAAGCAGTAGCGACATTCACTCTTGCAGTAAATCGCAACTTTAAAAATGCGAATGGAGAGCGAGAAGCGGATTTCATCAACTGCGTCATTTGGCGACAGCAAGCTGAAAATTTGGCGAACTGGGCTAAAAAAGGAGTGTTGATTGGTATAACTGGACGCATACAGACACGAAGTTACGAAAATCAGCAAGGACAACGTGTATATGTGACAGAAATTATTGCAGATAATTTCCAACTTTTGGAAAGTCGCAATCAAAGCCAAGATAAAGCTCAAACAAATTCAAATGAAGTACCAGACTTTAGCCGGGATAATAATTCAAGCGGAAATCCTATGGATATTTCAGATGATGATTTGCCGTTTTAATGAAGGAGGAAGATTTCACCAGCCATGCCATTTGCTCACAACAATCCATTGGCTGGTGGATTTTGATTAGATTATGAAATTTTTAGATTTATTCGCCGGCATTGGTGGTTTCCGTCTTGGTATGGAGGCGGCCGGACATGAATGTGTAGGTTTTTGCGAAATAGACAAGTTCGCAAGAGCTAGCTACAAAGCTATACACGATACGAAAGGAGAAATTGAACTGCATGACATCACAGCAGTATCAGACGACACTGTTCGAGGAATTGGACGAGTTGACGTTATCTGCGGAGGATTTCCGTGCCAGGCTTTCAGCATTGCGGGAAAACGGCAAGGATTCGAAGATACTAGAGGAACTTTGTTTTTTGAAATCGCACGGTTCGCATCTATTCTCAGACCTCGCTTGCTATTCCTCAAGAATGTCAAAGGACTCCTCAATCACAATGGGGGGGATACATTCGAGACCATCCTCTCAGCATTGGATGAGTTGGGGTATGATGCTGAATGGCAAGTGCTTAACAGCAAAAACTTTGGAGTCCCCCAAAATAGGGAGCGTGTGTTCATTGTCGGACATCTTAGAGGAGCAAGTACCAGAGGAGTTTTTCCTTTCGGAAGAGAAAGTCAGTCAATTAGTAACCAATCAGTCGTGAAAATTGGCAATGTGAACCCCTCTGGAAATGGCATGAATGGGGAAGTCTATCAAGCTGACGGTTTAGAACCTAAAATAATCCAGCGTAGACACGGATATAATCAAGGCGGAGAACATGACATTGCACCAACTTTGACAAGTAACAGCTACCAAGAAAACAACGTACTAAGAGTCAAGGAAGCGACCGCTCAAGGATATGCAGAAGCAGAAAACGGCGATAGTGTGAATTTGGCACATCCGAACTCAAAGATTCGCAGAGGTCGAGTTGGGAAAGGGCAAGCCAATACTCTTTTGACTGGTGAAAGCCAAGGTGTAGTCACGCCAGACTTTCGCATTCGCAAGCTGACGCCTCGGGAATGTTGGAGACTGCAAGGTTTTCCAGACTGGGCTTTTGACAAGGCGCAGGAAGTCAATAGTAACAGCCAACTATACAAGCAAGCGGGCAACAGCGTGACAGTCAATGTGATCGAAGCGATAGCAAGGGAGTTAGGATGAAATTAACACTAAAAATAGAACCGAAACCGCAAAGCAGACCGAGATTAGCGGTTGTCCGTGGTAGAGCTTCGGCTTATGAAAAAAATGATATGCGCTTGTGGCGCAGACAATGCGCTCTTTTGGTTAGAAACCAATGGAAAGGCAAGAAGTATGATACAGCTTTAAAAGTAAAAGCGACATTTTACATCAAGCCGACAAAGCAGTTGCTGAACACAAAGTACAAGCGGCCATTACTTGAATCTGAAACAATACCAGTTGCTACACTGCCAGACACAGACAACTACATCAAATCGCTATTCGACAGCATATCTGACGCTGGTTGCGTTTGGACTGACGACGGCAGAGTGTCGGAAATATGGGCTAAGAAAGTTTACAGCCTGAACCCTCGTATTGAGGTAGAAATAGAGGAATTGCATGAGTAAAGAGGAACTTTTAAAACATTATCGGCATTCTTTGGAAGTATATCAGGGCAGGCTTGCTAATAGTGAAGAAGACAAGTTTTATACGAGAGTTCACGGATACAGGAGTGCGGCACACCGCAAGGAAATGCTTGTGAAGAAAATCAATGAAACGAAAAAGAAAATAAAGGAGTTGGAAGATGAATAAGCAAGAATTGATTGAGAAAATCGGAACTTTAAATAAATTGTACGGAGAGAGACATTATGTTGCGATGAAAATGTTTTATGGACTGAATTTAAGAAATGGTCAAAAAATATCTGATTTTGAAGCTAATGTAATTGAAACGTATTGTTTTGCAAACGGGCTCCCAAGTCCTGTATATGACGAGGTGTAGTCATGACTGAAACGAACGTACAAAAGTTTTACAGAATCTTAGCCGAAAAAACAGAAACTTTTGGCACAAAGAAAGAAATGATGGCACAGTTAGGGTTTGAGGGTGCAAAGCTAAATTCCGACAGAACTAGACTTAATAGTGACGAAAGAGCAGGACGCTTTCCGCCAGTTCGGCTGATGATTAAGCTAGACAGTTTGTTTGACAGAGATTTCCTTATCACTTGCTTGCGTGAGAAAATGGACTGCAAGACAGTTGACAAGCGATGGGCAGCGATTGCACAAGATTACATAGACGATAATACGAAAATTGGGGGGGGCGACGAGCGATAGCGAAGCAGAGCGACAACGTAAGCTAAGACGCAAATTAAAGCGTGAAATGTATTTAGAGAGGTCTTTTGGGATTTAAAGAGGAGGTGAAAGAGTGGATAGAATGGGCGAAGTGCCTTTGCTTCCAGAAGTTAATGAAAAAGTAACTATCCGCAGAGCAAAGAAGAAGCTAGGAGAATATCCGAGATGGCGAGAGATAGCGTGTGACGAAGCCTTGCAAAAAGTGACGCAAGAATTTACATTTGAAACAAGGGCAAACAACGGCCCGAGCAGACCAGTTGAAAACTTGGCGATCCGCAGAGTAGACGCTATGGCAGAGTTAGAGGAAATAGAACAAGCAGTATCAAGGTTATACAATCCAACTTATCGCTTTATATTGTATTCTCGATTTCTAAAGACTTTGCCAGAGCCGGCTTATATCATCTATTCTGAATTAGGGATTGAAAAAACACGTTACCAAGAGCTGTTAGATTGCGCCTTACTAGCTTTTGCTGAACAGTATCGCAATTCTGCTTTGGTTTGCGAAAAGCGGTAAAAAAGCGGTAAAAAAGCGGTAAAAAAGCGGTAAATACTGGCTTTTGATAGTGTTACAATAGTATTGTCAAGAAATTGACAGATGGATTTTTCAACTTTTTCCATACGTTACTCCTATGATATCTGAGCTGACAGCCTTTTACAACTGTCAGCTCATAAGGCCACACGAAAGCGCAGACGTTGACCAAAACGAGCGATGTTTCATAATCTCCTTTAAAATATGTTTTCAATTTTTTACCTTTCTGAATTTTCCTGCTTGTGGCCGGCAGGGTTTATAGACGATTTGGGGCAATAGCCGGTTCGATTCCGGTATCGTCTTTTGGCAGATAAGCAACAGTCTGCCGACTGAAACTTTTTCTATTTTATTAAACTCCTAATAATTATTTTTGGAAGTCGTAGCAAGGTGCTGCGAGAGCGCAGGTTCGAGTCCTGCACGGCTTTTATAGTTTCTGACAGCCTTATTGGCTGTCTTTATTTTTGCTCAAAAACGAAAAGAGGTGATGGAAAATCAGCAAGTTAAACATTAGGCAGCAGAAGTTCGCAGACGAGTACATCGCTACTGGCAATGCGACACAGGCTGCTATCAAGGCGGGATACAGCGAAAAGACTGCAGGGCGCATAGCTGGCCAGAACTTGAAAAAACTTGAAATAAAGGCTTATATTGACGCTAGAATGATTGAAATGCAAGAGCATAACATCATGAGTGCTAGGGAAGCTTTGAGTATCCTATCTGACATCGCAAGAGGAAAGCGAGACGAAGAAGTCTTGATGATGAACCCTGTAACTGGTGAAGTCGATAGGGTGACGAAGAAAGCTGATAATGCAACGGTTATCAAGGCTATCCAAGAAATACTGAAACGCTATCCGACTGCTAAGCAAGCCGAGAAGATGGAGCTTGAGATTGAGAAGCTGAAAGCTCAAATCGGCGGCGATCTAACTATCGATGAAAAACTATCAAGTTACATCGAAGCGGTGCAGGAGGCCTTAGATGGCTAAATTAGACGCTCTATACACGCCAAAACAGCAAGAAGTCCTGAAGCGTATCTGGTCGAAAGACTGGTTCATTTGCGGTCTTCATGGCGCTAAACGTGCAGGGAAGACTGTGGTCAACAACGATACGTTTATCGGCGAGCTTGTCAGAGTGCGAAAGATAGCAGATAAGCTAGGCATTGACGAGCCTATCTATATCTTGGCCGGTACATCTTCAACATCTATTCAAAACAACGTACTGCAAGAGTTATTCAACAAGTATGGTTTTACGCCAAAGTATGATAAGCACGGCGCTTTTGTCTTTCAAGGTGTCAAAGTGGTGCAAGTCTATACTGGCTCTATCAGTGGTCTTCAACGCGCTAGAGGTTTTACGGCTTTTGGTGCGTATGTAAACGAAGCGTCGCTAGCAAATGAGACAGTGTTCAAAGAAATCATTTCTCGCTGTTCTGGCGAGGGTGCAAGGGTGGTCTGGGATAGTAACCCAGATATTCCAACGCACTGGCTTAGAAAGGATTATATAGCGTCTGACGACGATATGATTATCGACTTTCACTTTGAGTTAGACGATAACACGTTTCTTTCGGAGCGATATCGCAGAAATATCAAGCAAGCAACGCCAGCCGGTGTGTTCTATGACCGTGATATTCTTGGCCTTTGGGTAACTGGCGAGGGCGTTGTGTATCGTGACTTTAACGATAAGATGTACATCACTAGCGATGAAGTACCTACAAGCGAGATTACAAGCTATTATGTTGGCGTTGACTGGGGATATGAGCACTTAGGCTCTATTGTGGTGCTGGGCGAAACATCAGACGGCAGGACGTATCTGCTCGAAGAACATTCTTGTCAGCATAAGGAGATTGATTTTTGGGTGCAGATAGCGCTTGACATTAAATCAAGATATGGCAATATTCCATTTTGGGCGGATAGCGCACGACCGGAACACGTTGCAAGATTTCAGCGTGAGGATATCGACTGCAGAAATGCAAACAAGTCTGTATTGTCTGGTATAGAGGAAGTGGCCAAGCGTATGAAGTTAGGCCTTTTTTATGTCGTAAAAGACAAAGTAAACAACTTCAAAGATGAAGTTTATCAGTATATCTGGAATGAGCGAACAGGTGAGCCGTTCAAAGAACATGATGACGTACTGGATAGCGTCCGATATGCGATATATTCCAAAGTCGCAGACATGGGCAACAAGATTAAAGTATTCAAGGGAGGGTTTTAATGGCGCAAGTCAATCTAAACAAGCGAAAGCTAATGACTACGACAGCAAACGAAGTAACGCCAGACTTAGTGTCGGAAGCTGTGCAACTGCATAGGTCGCACTTGCTGAAAGATTACGTTGAGAACGAAGATATGTATATGTCTAAGCACAAGATATTGAAAGGTGAGCCAAAAGAGCCTTGGAAGCCAGATAATCGGCTTGTAATCAACTATGCGAAGTACATTGTTGATACATTCAGCGGTTATCAAATCGGTGTGCCAGTAAAAGTGACGCACGATGACGACAGCGTGGCAGAGTTTATCAGTGATTTCCGTAAGTTAAACGACATGGAAGATGGCGAGTTTGAACTTGCTAAACTTGCCGATGTTTTCGGTCATGCGTTTCTGTATGTTTATCAAGACGAAGCGGGCAACACGAGAGCGACATATAACAGCCCAATCAATATGTTTGTCGTGCATGACAACAGTATCGAAGAAAAGTCTTTGTTTGCGGTTAGATATGCGTTTAACGATAATGACCCAACAGGTTACGGGCAAGTCATCACTGCTAACGAAGTAATTGAAGCGACTTTCCAATTAGGTGGGGGTGTCCGATTTGTGGAACGAAACAATCATGTCTATGGAACTTTGCCAGTCGTTGAACTAATTGAGAATGAGGAGCGGCAAGGTATCTTTGACAGCGTTAAGACGCTAATCAACGCATTAAACAAGGCAGCAAGTGAGAAAGCCAATGATGTTGACTACTTTGCAGACGCTTATCTGAAAATCGTTGGTGTCAAGCTGGAAGATGATATGGCAGCGCAAATTAGAGAAAATCGCATTTTCAATCTGTGGAAGAATGGCTCTGACGGCCCTTTGCCAGATGTCGGATTTCTGGAAAAACCAAACTCGGACACGACGCAAGAAAATCTAATCACGTTGCTAAAAGACTCAATCTTTGCCGTGTCTATGGTTGCGAACTTATCAGAAGAAGACTTCGGTAATGCTTCTGGTACGGCTCTAGCATTTAAGCTGCAAGCGATGGACAATCTAGCGAAGATGAAAGACCGCAAAATGCAATCGGCCTTTAATCGTCTGTATGAAATCGTGTTCGGTGTGCCAATGGCTGCAGTACCTAGCGATGGTTGGATTGATATTAAGTATCAATTTACACGCAACGTGCCACGAAACATCTTAGAGGAAGCGCAGATTGTGTCGCAACTATCCGGTCAAGTGTCGAACGAAACCAAGCTGTCGGTGCTGTCCATTGTTGACAATCCAAAACAAGAAATTGAGAAAATGGACGACGAAGAAGAAAGTTCTAGCTTGCTATCTAGGAAGATTGCGCAGAACGAACGCTTTGCAGACAAAGACCTACAAGACGATGGCAAGGAAGTGATTGCTGATGCCGAGTGATTACTGGAAGCGACGCATAGAAGCTGAACAGAGGGCGAGATTAAGCCGTGACACGACTTTAAGCGATGAAATGACTAGATTATACGACTATCATTTCAGAGAGCTAGAGAGGGAGATAAGAGCCTTTGAACAGCGTTACGCAGACAAGAACAATCTGCCAATAGCAGAGGTAAAAGCCAGAGTTGACGCACTCGATGTTAAAGCCTTTGAAGACAAGGCAAGACGCTACGTTGAAGAAAAGGACTTTTCGCCCAGAGCGAATGCGGAACTTGGCCTATACAACCTCAAAATGAAGATGTCACGTCTGGAATTGCTGCAGTATCAGCTAGATTTAGAAATGCTTGCCCTTGCGAACTCTGAACATAAGCTTTCAGAGCGCTTTTTGAATGAAGAATACACAGAAACGCTAAAGGCACAGTCGGGCTTGCTCGGCAAGTCTGTGTTGTCTGCCAGTGAGATTGAGAAAGCAGCTCAAGCGGTATTAAATACTCCTTTCAAGGGTGCGAAATGGTCTGATAGAGTTTGGGAGCGACAAGATGATTTAAGACAAATAGTCGCAGGATTAACAGAGGACTACCTGCTAAAAGGTAAAAATCCAACGACCATGATACCGAAAATCAAAAAAGAGTTTGATGTGTCGGCTAATGAAGCTAAGCGACTGGCCGTCACAGAGGGCGCTAGGATTGCCACGGAAGCGGAAAGGCAGTCATACATCGCTAACGGTTACGACGAATACGAATTTATCGCAGAGCCTAAAGCGTGTAATATATGCAAGCCGTTAGACGGGGAATTTTTTAAAGTGGCTGATATGTCGCCAGGGGAGAACGCTGCTCCGATGCATCCATTCTGCCGATGCGCAACAGCAGCTCATTTTTCAATGTCTGAAAAAGAATATGAACGCTTGATTAAGAAAAGCGCAAATTCAAGGAAATTAATAGACAAATTTTTGGAATAGGAGGTCAAAAGCAGAATATGTCATTACTAGGTTTTACAGATTAGGAGGTGATCCAACATCTTGACTGGCAGGAACAGACTGCTACTTAGTTGCATAATTCAAACCAGTCTGATTGACTGTTTTTCTTTTTGTCCGAACTTTGAAGACGTTAAAAGCCAAGGTTATCAGTCCACTCGGGACTTAAAAGGGAGGTAGCCAAAAGTGGCAGAAGAAATCAAAGATGAAGTAGTTGAAGAAGTGATTGAAGAAGCTAGCACTCAAGAACAGGCAGAAACTACCGAAAAGACATTCACGCAAGCCGAACTAGATGAGATTGTCAAAAAGGAAAAGGCAAAGGCTAAGCGTTCGGCTGAAAAAGAATACCAAGCCAAGATTGACGAAGCAGAACGATTGCGGAAGATGAACGCTGACGAGAAAGCGGAGTATGAAGCTAAAAAACAAGCTGCGTACATTGCAGAACTCGAAGCAAAAATCAATCGCAGCGGACTAGAAAAAGAAGCGTCTAAAATGCTCTCTGAGAGTGGTATTGCAGCAAGCGATGAAATCCTTGCCTTGGTCGTTAAGGATAGCGCAGAGAGCACTCAGGAAGCTGTCAACGGCTTTGCGGAGCTAGTCAACCAACTAGCAGACAACAAGGTCAAAGAAATGTTGAAAGGGAAAACTCCTCGAAAAGTTGAGCAATCAACTGCAGGAGCAATCACCAAAGAACAATTTGACCGCATGGGATACAAAGACCGCAATGAATTGTTGCAAAGTAACCCAGAACTATACGCACAATTGAAAGGATAAACATAAATGACACAAACACAACTTGCACAAATGATTAACCCAGAAGTAATGGCTGACATGGTATCGGCTAAACTTCCTAAGATGATTAAATTTACACCGCTCGCATACGTCGAACGTGAGCTTGTGGGACAACCAGGAAGCACTATCACAGTGCCAAAATGGGTGTAAACACTATGCACCCCTGTCAAGTGATTGACAGAAAAAAACTCCGTTAAATGCTGGGAACTCCTTAGAGCTTAAACTACCAAAGTGTAAAAATGTTTAAGATTGGACAATCAGCAGGTTTTTTACTATTCCTAAATTAACATACATTGTCAAAAGTATGATTTTATGATATAATGAAACTATGACAAGAAAGAAAACGAATAAAGAATTTTTACAAGAATTAAAAGATAAAAATATCAATGCGATTCCGATAGAAGAATATAAAAGCTACCATGAAAAAATCAAAGTAAAGTTTGATTGTGGACACGAATGTTTTATAAGCCCAGCTAAACTTCTTGGAGGTAGAGGATGCGGTCTTTGTAAAGGCAAAACTATTAGCAAAGCAAAAATAACCGGTGTCAAGAGTAAAAACATTAAGCAAATCGAAGAACTTGGTTACGAAGTTTTGAGTGAGTACACAGGTTTTAGAAACAAGATAACGGTTAAAAATAAATCGTGTGGGCATATTTACGAAGCGAGAATAGGGAATATCCTAAAAGGTAGCGGATGTCCAAAATGTTCTGGACATAGGACTTCAAAAGAATTTGAAGAGCTTATCGAAAAGAAATATCCAGGGAAGTATCGCATAAACGATAGATACACCACCACTCTTGATAAAATTTCAGTCACGCATTTAGAGTGTGGTTATACTTGGGAAACCATCCCAAAAGATTTGCTACGTTCTGAACGATGTCCGAATTGTATAAAATCAAAAGGAGAACGTTTTGTAAGTTCTTATCTTGATAAAGCTAATATTGAGTATAAACCACAATATAGCTTTGATGATTGTAGAAGAATTTACCCGTTGCCTTTCGATTTTGCTATTTTTATAAACGGTAAAATAGCGCTAATCGAATTTGACGGCGCACAACATTTTGAAAACAGTAGCAAGCATTGGGGACACGATAACTTTTCTTATATCAAAGAGAATGACGAAATAAAAAACAATTACTGTAAAAACAAAAAGATACCACTTTTAAGAATACCTTATTGGTGGATTAGGAATGACAAAGCAGAAAGAGAACTTGATGCTTTTATAAAAAACCTCAACGACTATCGAAACACAAAAAGAGCCTAGTATATCGCTTGGTTCTTTTTGAATGGAGTAGAGTACACCCAAGTGGGTGGAAAAGCGGAGCTCTCTATTTTTTTAGAGATGATGATATAGTCTAATCTGTACGGAAACGTACAGCAGTTCATAAGAGAACGGTTATAGATTAACGACCTATAACGAATATCCACTGATAGTGGAGATGCCAAAGATATCGCTGAGGGCGTAGCAATCGAGCCAGACCAACTGACAACTGCTAAGTCTACTATGACTATCAAGAAAGCTGGTAAAGGTATTGAGCTGACAGACGAAGCTGTCTTGTCTGGTTACGGTGACCCGATCGGTCAAGCGACACAACAAATCGCTCTTGCTTTGGCTAACAAGGTTGATAACGACTTGATTGAGGAAGCTAAGAAAGCAACTCAATTTGTCACAGAAGCTCCTACAACTGGCGCAGCACTTGATAAAGCCTTGGCGGTGTTTGACGACGAAGAAGACGCAAACTATGTCGCTCTTATCAACCCTGCTGACGCAATCGACTTGCGAGCTGACACAATCAAAAATTGGCTGTCTGGCTCTGAAATTGGAGCTAATACAGTGGTATCCGGTACTTTTGGTGAAACTCACGGCGTACAAATCGTCCGTACTAAGAAAGTTGAAAAAGGAAAAGGCTTCTTGGTTAAAGTATCACCGACTGCAAACGACACGACAGATGTTGCTAAATATGGCGCATTCGTTATCAACCTCAAGCGTGATGTTGCAATCGAAACAGACCGTGATATCTTGAAGAAAACAACAGTCATTACAGGTGACGAGCACTATGGCGTTTACTTGTATGACCCAACTAAAGTTGTCAAATTCGGAGGTGCTTAATGGGTATGTTGCTGCGTAGGCATCACCCGCAAGCTCCTGAGCCAGTCGTAGAGGTGGCAGAAAGCCCCTCTGCGCTGTCTGATATGACGGTGCAGGAGCTAAGAGGGATTGCCAAGGAAAACGGTGTGACGGGCTATTCTGGGCTTGATAAAGCGAGCCTGATTGACGCATTGGAGGGATAAAGACATGACGATTATTGAGCAAGTAAAGGCTCTGCTAGGGATTGAGGATAACTTGCAAGATAATCTCTTGTTAATTATCCAAAATCTCACAGAAGCACACTTCAAAGCCTACTCAAAACAAGACGAGATACCAGATAAGCTAAGTTACATCATCGTCGAGGTCGTGGTTAAACGTTTTAACAAGCTAGGTTCTGAGGGTTTATCCTCTCAAAGCGTAGAGGGGTTGAGTATGTCCTTTGACTTAGACGACTTTGCAGTCTATGACGCTGTAATCAGACGCAACTTTGCCGGTAGTTTTAATGCGGGGTTTAAGATGTTATGAGATTTGACAAACGATGCAAGCTTGTTATTAAAAGCGAGCAGAAACCAAGATATGACGCTGATTTAGGCAAAATGGTAGGCGGTGAAACGACTGAAAAGGTTGTACCTGCTAATATTGGCCCAGTAAGCGCACAGCTCCAAAACCTTTTAGGTGATAAGCTGAAAGAAGCTACTAAGGTAGTAAGAGTACGGCGCATTAAAGGCAAAATCAGCAGTCTTTTGATTGAGGGAAAGTCTTATAACATCGTACGAACGCCAGAGCATACGAACGGAATGACGGTTTTTTATGTTAGCGAGGTGAAAAATGGGGTTTGACGGCATTTTAAGCATCAACGGCGATGCACCATTAAGAAAAGCCTTGCAGACCGCTGCTAACATGGAAGCGCATAAAGCTATTGTCAAGAAGTATGGTGGTGAATTGCAAAAAACGGCCAAAAGGAATGCTGTTTTTACTAAAGGATATGCGACAGGCGCAACAAAGCGCAAAATCACTCTTGAATTACAAGACGGCGGTTTTGAAGCAAAGGTAGAAGCTGGCACAGACTACGCTGCTTATTTGGAAGTCGGTACACGGAAAATGAACGCACAACCATTCATGAAACCAGCTTTTGATGTAGTGCAGCCGAGGTTTATCAATGATTTAAGGAGGGCAGGCATTGTCAAATAAACAACCAGACCAACAATTGCATGACGAGCTTATCAAGCGCTCTAACGCTCTTGGCTTAACTGCTTATCCGTATCTACCAGAAGATGGCACACCTTACCCGTTTATGGTCGTGTCTTATACGCAGATTATCCCACAACCTACTAAGTCTTATCTTTTGGGAGAAGTGGCTGCTAGGGTTGATGTATGGGGGCGCATAGACGATAGGAAACTGGTATCTGACTGGATAGGCAAGCTTATGTCTGAGTACTCCAAGATTAGGCAAATTGAAAGCACTAGGTGGTCTATGGACTTAACGAGTCCGACGCAAATTATCAAAGATAATTCAACTCAAGAATTGCTTTATCATGGCATTCTTGATTTAAAGTTCAAATTCAACTAAGAAAGGAAAACAATATACATGTACGGAAAAGATAAAATTTTGATGTTCCGCAAATTAGGTGAAAAGAAAGCTGCTGCTAAGTTGGCTTTCCAGATTGAGCATAAACTGAAATATGAGCGCTCAAACGACACGAAGAAGACGAAAGATGGGGCTATCAATAGCGATGGCGGTTTGGAAGTAACGCTTGAAATCGAAGCTGTTTCCAGCCGTGATGAACTGAACAAGCTCCTTGAGCAATCAGTTTCCGAGGGCTTTAAGCTTGAAGTATGGGAAATTGACCTTGCAGGAACTAAGCAAGCCGACAAATACCCTGCTAAGTATATGCAAGGCTCTCTGTCTAGCTGGGAATTACCTGCGAACGTTGAGGACTTGATTACAATCTCAACCGAAATGAAGATTGATGGCAAGCCAGTAGACGGATATGCGACCTTGACAGAAGAACAGCAAAAGGCTGTACAGTACGCATTCAAGGACACTACTCAAGAAGCGTAATTGAACTTTGGGGCATTTAGCCCCTTTTTATTTTGTAAGGAGAGACAAAAAACATGAAACAAATTGAAATCAACGGCAAGAAATACGACTTACACTATGGCATTGACTTTATCCGTGAAATGGATAAGCGCTATGAAGTAAAAGGAAATGGCGTCAGCTTTGGCATGGGCTTGCAATCAGCCGTTGTCTATCTGAAAGACTTCAATCCGGTTGTTATTGCGGACATTATCCAAGCAGCAACCACGACAGAGCGTCCTTTGCTTAAAAGTGCTGGCATTGAAGCGTGGATTGAAGCGCAAGGCGACAATCTCGAGAAAGTGTTTGACGATTTTTTAGTGAGCTTAAAGAAATCGCCGGTGACAAAATTGAAAGTGAACAAAGTTCTGAAAGAAATGAACCTGTAAAGACTGTCATATCTACATCTAAACAGGTCTACGAGGACATGCTTGCAACGATATTCGGATTGTTCGGCGTTACGGACTACGATGTAGCAAGAAGAATGACGATTGCGGAATACAAGCTCCGAAAACGAGGGCATGTCATGAAGCAATTAGAACGTGAGCAAGAATTATATCTGCAAGCATTTCTGAATAGAACAGCCCAAGCAACAGACAAGAACGGCAAAGCTTATGTCTATAAGACCTTTACGGACTTTTACGACGAAGCGAAACGCAGACAGTCTGTCCTGGGCGCTAATTACGCAAAACCAGTCAATAGCGACTTAATCGCTATTGCTAAAAGAATGAAAAATTATAAGGGAGAGGAGGTGTATTAATGGCAAATTCGAGCTATACAGTCGAAGCGGTGCTACGAGCAAGAGATAGCGGCTTTTCTAACGCTTTTAAAGCAGCAGAAAGGTCTGTGTCTGGCTTGTCGAACATGGCTAGCAAGGTAGGCTCTACTTTTAAATCGGTTTTAGGTGCTAACCTAATCAGTTCTGCTTTGACTTCTGGTATTGGCTCAATCACATCAGGTATTGGCTCAATGGTCGGAGAACTGAATGGAGCTCAAAAGGCATGGAAGACCTTTGAGGGTAACTTACAAGCTTTCGGTCGCTCTGCTGAAACGATATCACAAGCAAAGAAAGAAATGCAGGATTTTGCGACAAAGACTATCTATTCTGCGTCTGATATGGCTAGTACATACTCACAGTTGGACGCTGTGGGAACTAAGAATGTCGGAAGTCTAGTAAAAGCTTTTGGTGGTCTAGCTGCTTCTGCTGAAAATCCAGCTCAAGCTATGAAGTCTCTATCTACGCAAGCTACACAAATGGCAAGTAAGCCTAAAGTTGCTTGGATGGACTTTAAAATCATGATGGAACAAGCGCCTGCCGGCATGGCTGCCGTAGCTAAAGAAATGGGAATGAGTACAGCCGAGCTTGTATCTGCAGTACAAGACGGCAAAATCAAGACAGAAGATTTCTTTGAAGCTTTGAACAAGGCCGGCAATTCCGATGCTTTCCAGAAAATGGCGACAGAGTTTAAAACTGTTGATCAAGCAATCGACGGCATGAAAGAGTCGCTTTCTAACAAGCTTATGCCAGCCTTTGAACAACTCAATAAGTTTGGTATTAAGGCAGTAAATGCTTTATCAGACGCTTTCGACAAGGTTGACTTCAATAAGCTTGCAGATGGACTTGGCAAGGCACTTGAAAAGATTGATTTCACCAAAATTATCAACAATGTATCAGCTTTTATCTCGGATACAACACAGAAGATACAAACTTTCTGGACTGCATTTTCTAATACAGGCGCTGTTTCAGCATTTACTACAGCGGTTCAGAGCATTTCTGCGGCTCTTGGCAATATCTGGAACAGTCTGACGGCTACAGGCGTTTTGGAGTCATTAGGAAGCACGTTAGGAACGCTTGTGACATGGCTGTCTCAAATAGCTACAGCCGCAGCTAACTTCATAGCTTCACTTCCGCCTGGAGTAATTCAAGGTATAGCTGGTGCGATAGGCGCTTTTGCAGTATCGATGTTTGCTGTTAGAAAAGGAATGCAGGCTCTGATACTTATCAAGTCCTTAAACCCTTTTAGCGCATTTCAAAAAGATGTCGAAGCGGGCGGAGGTAGAACTAGAAGCACGATAACACAACTTTTCAATGGTATTTCAAATGTCATTAAGTCAAGCGGAACTGCTATCAAGGCAGCTGCGACAGGTATCGGCCAAGGTATCAAAGCGGCATTGTCTGGCGTTGCTCCTGTAGTAAAAGCCTTTGGAGCAGCACTCAAAACGGCAGGAGTGGCTAACATTCTAGCGTTTGGTGGATCGGTAGCTATTGCTGCAGTTGGTATCGGCGCTGGCGTTGCGATTATTGCTGCTGGGTTTGCTCTTTTGGCGACTCAAAGTCAAGGAATAAGCACAATCATTGGCGCAGTAGGACAAGCCTTTTCGGCAGTAGCAACAGCGATTATCGGAGCTTTCGCACAAGCAATCGTGACAGTTGCAGGAGTTCTTCCGACAGTTACATCAGCACTCGCTGGTTTGTCTCCTTTAGTTGTGGCAGTAGGCACAGCAGTAGGTCAAGCGGCGCCGTTCGTGACAGCGTTAGGCCAGGCACTAAGTTCTATTATATCAGTGCTTCCGCCTGTCATTACAGCGTTAAGTGAGGGAGCGGCGGCTATTATCTCGGCATTGACACCTATCGTTGAGATTGTGGGGAATGTGTTTACTAACATAGCTCAAATCGTTGCGGATGCTATTGTTCGCATCGTGCAAGCTTTGTCACCATTCATGCCAGCGGTATCGGAAATGGTTCAAGCATTAGCTCCTGTGTTGCAGTCAATTGTCGAAGCATTTACGACTTTAGTTAGCCAGATAAGCCCAATCATTGATAGTATAGCCAATCTATTCAAGAGCTTGGGTGAAAGTATCAAGACCGTGCTTGACGGAGCGAAAGGCGTAATCGAAAGCTTCGGTGGAGCGGTACGGAATATCTTAGACGGTATTTCAGGCATATTTGACGCAATCGGTAACGCTGCTTTAAATGCTGGCAAAGGTTTTAAACTGATGGCTGAGGGTGTGGTCATGATCACCAAGACCAATCTAGGAGATATGGCTGCAAGTTTAGCGGCGGTAGCTACTGGTATCGGAGCAATCGCAGCTAACGGAGCAGGAATAGCCACGGCAGGAAACGGCATGAAAGCGCTAGGCCAAGGAATGGCAATGGTGCAGTCATATAGCGCAAGCGCTTCCGCTTCGCTTACGTCAGTATCAGCAGCTCTTCCGGCTTTAGCTTCTGGATTTTCCGCATTAGCTCCGGTTGTGGCTAGTGCTATGGCTAGAGCGGTAACAAGTGTACAATCTGGCATGACTTTGATAGTGACAGTCATTGTATCAAGCGCAGCTCGTATGACTGCAGCAGGTCAACAAGCTGGTCAAGGTGTTTCAAGAGGTATCGTCAATGGTATTCGTGCAGGGGTTAGTCAAGCAACTGTGGCTATGAATAGCCTTATGCTTTCCGTCCAGCGTGTCGGTAACATCGGCGCACGGAACATGATTTCGGTTGGAGCGCAAATCGGAAACGGATTGGCTCGTGGTATGATTGCCGCTTTGCCAGCAGTAACATCAGCGGCTCAAGCATTGGTTGAACAGGCGGAAGTGGCCGCTAAAGCCAAAGCGATAATCAAATCACCATCACGGCTTTTCCGTGACAATGTAGGTATCTACATTGGTCAAGGTATTGCAGTCGGTATCGACAGAAGTCAGAAGTATGTAAACGAAGCCTTAGAAAATCTATATGATGTCAAAGGCAAGTTTGATTACAGCGATTTACTTGACGATGGCTTGAAACAGCACGGTTACACGGCTAATCTTAATGGTTCACTGACGCTTGAGAACAAGCAATCAGACCAGAAGTTAGACATTATCAAAGACGCACTAAATACTATCAAACAAAGCCTAGATAGAGAAGTCGTGCTGAATGTCAATGGTCAAGAGTTTGCACGTTTGACAGGTGACGATTTCAGCCGTTATCAAAGCGACCGTGACTATATCAGCAATATTCTGAAAGGAGTGAGAGTATGACCGAAAATTCTATGACATATAACGGAGTAGACCTTTCTGGTCTGCTCAAAGTCCTAGAAGTTAAGTCTGATATCGGGAACGAGCGGTCAATCAAAACCGAAAAGTTATCAAGGATTGGCACGATTGCGACCGCAGTCGAGGTCGGAGCAAAAGAAATTGAGGTCAAAGTTAGTTTGGCCTCTTTTGATGTTGCAAATATTCGATTTGTGGACACAACTGAGCCATCAGACGCCGAGCGAGGGAACATCAACGAGCTAAAAGAGCGTATAGCAGGCATATTTGACGCTACAGAGCCGAAGAAGCTGACGCTAGGCAAATACCCTAACAGATACTTTAACGCTCTTGTAAGGGGCGATATGGAGCTTGCGGGGATAACTGACTGGTACGACGAAACGACTATCAAGTTTTATATACCTGACGGCGTGGCACATTCTACGACTTACAAGCGTGTGGTTGACTACGAAGAAAAGCAAGGAAAGATGGTCTTTTCCATTGATAATAAAGGAACAGCAGATGCTTATCCGGTTATCACGTTTAAAGCCAACGACGAAAACGGCTATTACGGCCTTGTGAGCGACAGATTTGCTTTTGAGGTTGGAAATATTGAGGAAATAGACGGCAAAATCGTCTCTAAGTCTGAGCTACTCTACGACTATAGAGGAGACAAGATTAGACAAGCTTTCATTTCTGGTCAAAAAAATGTTGGTATAACCAACGTGCCAGAAGCGGGTAACGGAACATTAGAACTAGAAGCTTTGTGGAATAGGCATCATATAAAACTGCAAACGAACGGAGTTGCACCGGCTAGGAGCGCTTCCATTACTTGGCCTGTGCCGCCAGATAGCAGCGGGAACACAGGGGCGTTGACGGAGTATCTATGGTGGCGTCAAATCTTTTGGGTTGGACATAGCAGTCAGTACGGTTTTATTAAGATTACTGTCACCGACGAGAACGATAAATTTTTGTACGGCGTAGAAACTTACAAGCGCAGTCTCGGACTAGCAACAGAGTACAACTTTCTTGGCGCTGACGAACACGGAGGTTACAACGTTCTAAAGAGTTGGACATTCAACGCTACACACTTGAACGAACATAATCCATTTAATCAAGATAGGGGATGGTCGGACATTACCAGAGAAAATGATAAAGTCACTTTCTACTGGTTTGGGAATAAGTTTTCGTACAACATTCCAGCTATTAAAGACCGCAAGTCATCCAAAATACATGTGACCTTATCAAGCGTAACCGATAGACCGCTAGTGACACACATGTATTTTGACGAACTTTACTACGCCAAAACCAATAATAATCACTGGGAAGACGCTCCGAACAGGTATGCAGCTGGTAGTACAGTTGTTATCAACAGCGAGACTGATAATCTAGTTTTGAACAATATTTACGACTTAGACCAAGTGGTAGATGGCTCACTGTGGCCGGTTATTCCTCCGGGGAAGTCTGAAATAGAAATCGTGCAGTCTAGCTGGGCGAAGAAGAAGCCAAGTGTGACGATTGAGTTTGAAGAAAGGTGGCTCTAATGCTTTTAACAATTCATGACAGCGCCTTGAAGAAGGTTGCTTATGTTGATAACGATAAGCAGACTACCTTAAATTTCTTTAATGACAAGTGGACACGAAGTCTTGAAGGTGCAACATCAGTCTTTGAGTTCTCGGTTTTCAAGAAGAAAATCCAGTCCGATACATACGTTGAACAAGCATATAAGAGACTGAACGAGCGTGCTTTTGTCAGTTTTAAATACAAAGGTCGCTCTTATCTCTTTAACGTGATGAAGACCGATGAAAACGAGCAAATTATCAAGTGTTACTGCGAAAATCTCAGTCTTGAGTTGCTACTTGAATATTACGGAGCTTATAAGGCACCAAAAGCAATGACGTTTACAGAGTATCTCAAAGAGTGGGGCACTCTTGGTCTCGC